GGACTCGACCCAGGCGGCCGGGGTGGTGTTCGGCCAGTCGTTCGGCAAGGTCGAACAGTTCGCCAACCAAGCGGCCACCTCGTTGGGCATCAGCAAGTCCGCGGCGCTGGACGCGTCGATCACGTTCGGCACGTTCGGCAAGGCGGCCGGGCTGGCCGGGGATGACCTGGCCCAGTTCTCCAACGGCATGGTCGGGCTGGCCGGGGACATGGCCTCATTCCGGGGCACCTCACCCGAGGAAGCGATCACCGCCATCGGGGCGGCGTTCCGCGGCGAGTTCGACCCCATCGAGAAATACGGGGTGCTGATCAACGCGGCCACCGTGAAGCAAGAGGCCGAGCGGCTGGGCCTGATCGCGCACGGCCAGGAGTTGGACAGCCACAGCCGGATCCTGGCCACCCGATCGTTGATCTTGAAACAGACCTCGGACGCACAAGGCGACTTCGCACGCTCCGGTGACAGCGTGGCCAACACCCAGAAGCGGATCGCCGCCGAGACCGAGAACGCCCAAGCCGCGCTCGGCGAGAAGCTGGCGCCTGCCTACCTGGCCCTGCTCAATGCGATCAACCCGGTGATCACCGGGATCACGGCGTTCCTGGACGTGATCGGGCGGGTGGTCACGTTCGTGTGGCAGTGGAAGGACGCCATCGCGGCCGTGCTGGTCGTGCTGGGGATCCTGAACGCGCAGACCATCGCTTTCAACGCCGTCATGGCCGCCTACCTCATCCAACAGACGGCCATCCAGGTGGCCACCAAAGCGTGGACGGCCGTGCAGTGGTTGCTGAACGCGGCGCTGACGGCCAACCCGGTGGGCCTGGTGGTGGCCGCGGTGGCCGCCCTGGTCGCCGGGATCATCATCGCCTACAACCACTCCGAGACCTTCCGCAACGCGGTGGATGCACTGGGGGTGGCCTTCAACGGGTTGATCACCGACGCGTTGCCCCGGCTGGTCGAGTGGGTCACCAAGCTGTCTACGTCGTTCGGCCAGGCCGTGACCGACGTCGACAATTTCGGGACCAACGCCAACGCGGCCATTGATCAATTCGTGACCAAGACCGGTACCTCGTTCATGCAAGCCGTGTCCGATGTGGACTCATTCGGCACTGACGTGAACGCGCTACCGGGCAAGATCGGCGCGGCGCTGGGCCCGCTGGCCGACCAGGTCTGGCAGTGGATCACCGTCGGTTGGCAGCGCGCCAAAGACGGCGCGAATCAAGCCATCCAACAGTTCGTCGGGTTCGTCGGTGAGATCCCGGGCAAGATCAACGCCGCGCTCGGCGGGGTCCCCGGCAAGGTGTTGGAGTACCTCAAGGGTGGCTGGGACCGGGCGGTGGCCGCGGTCTCGCAGGCGAACCAAACCCTGTTCGGCTATATCCGCGAGATCCCGACCAACATCACCAACTCGCTGGCCGCGCTGCCCGGCCAGCTCTACACCATCGGCCAGAACATCATCACCGGGCTGCTGCACGGCCTCCAATCGCTCGGCCCGCAGATCGTGGCCTACCTGACCAACCTCATCCCCGAGCCGGTACGCAAGGCCCTGAACATTGCCTCGCCATCCGGGGTGTTCCGCGAGATCGGGCGCAACATCATGCAAGGTCTGCAAGTCGGCCTGGATGATCTTCTGCCGCAGTTGCAGTCCAAGCTGAACCAGATCATCGACATGGTCAAACAGGGTGGGCAGGCCGCCGGATCCCTGGATGTGCTCGGCCAGAAGGTCAACTACAACGTGTCCGGCTCGGCGGCCCAGGGCTTGCGAGGCAGCGCCACCGTCGGCGGGCAACAGATCAGCGGCTCGCTCTCGCCCACCGGCCAGGCATCCGTGTCCGGGTTCGGGCAGACGTTCAATGTCGACGCCCGTTCGTTCGGCACCCAGCTCAACGCCAAAGACGTCGTTGATCAAATCCTGTGGAAGGCCAAGGCGGGCGGGTTGGTCCCGGCGTGACGTTAGGAGACGTCCTCATGCACATCTTCCTCGTGTTGATCCTGGTGCTGGCCCTGGTCGCCTGCCTGGTCGCCATGCTGAGCGGCTACGCCGGACAGCCCCCGGGCCAACCGGCCGGGTGGACCCGCACCAACTTTCTCGCGCTCGGCGTGGCGCTGTACGTGCTCTACGTGCTGATCGTGGTGCTCACCGGACCCGCGGTGGTGCCAGGTAGATGAGGTCCATCCAGATCGGCCAGTGGCGCGACTTCACGTTCGGGCCCGGCACCGACTACCCGGTGAGCGAGATCGCCGGAATCGACGACATGCCCGACATTCGCACCGCCGACGTGGCGCGCCCCCAAGCCGATGGCGACTGGTCGGGTACCGATCAGGTGGCGCCCCGCACGGTGGTCATGACGTTGGGCATCCGCGGCACGTCCGGGGCCGATCTGGAAGCCAAGCGCAAGGCGGCGCTGTTCGCGCTGTCGCCCTCGCGCACCGCCGTGGAACGGCTGATCTTGACCGACGGTCGGCAGGTCTACGGCAAGTTGCGCCGCTACTCGATGCCCACCGACATGGGCTATGACTGGCGGCTGGGGGAGCTGCACCTAGAGTTCTACTGCCCCGACCCGCGCGTTTACACGGGCGACAATCAGAGCGCTACGTTGATCGCCGGGGCGGCCCGGCTCACCGGCCGCACCTACGTACGCGGCTACACCGCGGCCAGCGGCGCCCCCAACTACGTGGCACCCAAGGGCTGGCAGTACCCCCCGGCCAGCCAGATCGTCTCCGAGGCCCGGTTGACCAACCTGGGCAACGTCCCGGCCCCGGTGGATGCTGTGCTGCGCGGTGTGCTGCTCAACCCGCGCATCGAGGTTGTGGGGGTGACCCAGTTCCCCATGACGGTCTCGCTCGGCGTGACCGACGTCTTGGAGATCACCCGCGACTACCACCTCCGTTTAAACGGGGTGGAACGGCGGGATCTGCTCGGTGTGGGCGCGGAGTGGCCCGCGGTCCCCCCCGGCACCTGGACCATCCGGCTGTTCGCCCAAGCCGGGAACGGCACCGCGGCCGTGTCCATGCAATCGGCGAACCTGTGACGGGCGCCGACCTATGACCCGGCCCACCGACACCGGCATCGATACCACCTTGATCGTGCGCAGCTTGCAGACCCGGGCGGTACTGGCGTCGCTGCCGTGGGCGAGCCTGAACTATGAGGCTCGGATCAACTCGGCAGGCCAGATGACCGCCACCATCCCGATCATGGACGGTGGAATCACCGACGTCCTGTTGCCCGGCCGGGTGCTCATCGGCGTGTTGCGCGGCTCGATCCCGGTGTGGTCGGGGATCTTGTGGAAACGCGAACTGGACCCGGACGGCACCATGAAGATCGGCTGTGAAGAGTTGCTGAGCTACTGGGACCGACGCCGCATCCGCCAGACGTTGATCTTTACCCAGATCGACCAGGCCATGATCCTCTCTACGCTGTTTACGCTGCCCCAACAGGACACTTACTCCCAACTCGGCGTGGCGCTGGTCGGCAACATCACCACCGGGGTGCGGCGCGACCGCACGTACTACAGCTACGACCGCAAGTCCTACGGCGAGATGATCCGCAACCTGTGCGGCGTGATCGACGGCCCGGATATCAAATCCGACCCGGTGTTCGTCAACGGGGTGTGGACCGATCAGATCCGGGTGGGCTACCCGCGGCTGGGCCGCACCCTGGCCCAAGGCCACATCACGTTCATCGTCGGGGTCAACTGTGCGATCTCCGAGTGGCTGGAAGACGCGGCCAGCTCCGCCACCGTGATCGACTGCCTGTCCACCAACCCGGCCGACTCGACCAACCCGCTGTTGTCCACCTATGAGGCGCAGTTCATGTACGGCGCCGGGTGGATGCGCATGGAAGACGCGCTGAGCTTCACCGACATCTCGATTCAGTCCACGCTGAACGAGAAGGCCAAGGCCGAAGAGGCCGCCCGCGCCGGGGTGATCCTGACGGTCACCATTGCGGTGCCCGACGCCGACCAGGATCCGGTGTTGGGCACCTACGGGGTGGGCGATGACTGCCGCCTGATCGTGCCCCCGGGCCCCACGTTCAGCGACGGTTACGACGTGCAAGTGCGCATCGCGGCCATCGAGGTCGACGCCGGACAGATGGACCGGGTCAAAGTGACCATGGTCCCGGCTCTCATCGACGGGACGGTGATCATTCCGATATGACTCGAGTGGCACGTGCGGTGGACCTGTCGGAGTGGTTGACCCGCACCGAAGAACGGCTGTCCACGGCCGAGCGCCGGTTGGCTGCGGCCCAGCGGCCCGCCGCGGGCACCTCGGCGCTGATCTACGGGCCCAACCTGTTGCCCAACCCCGGCTATGAGGGCAAGCGGCTGGACGGTTGGCAGACCCCGGAAAAGGGGGTGCTGGTCGGTACCCCGGACGCGCTGTCGGGTGCTTGGTCCTACCGGATGAGCCACGGCGGATCGGTGCAGACCGTGACCCGGGAGAAGAGCAGCTTTGACATCTCTCCCTACGCTTGGCGCAACTACAAGGGCGACAACAGTGCCAAACCGGCGTTGGGTAGTGATGGTGTCGATCACACCTGGCAAGGCCAGTTCGACGCCACCGACGGCAACACAAGATCATATCTGTGGTACGACCCGGCCGGGTTCGCCGACGCGGTCAACACCATCGCCGGGGACTGGCTCACCTTCGACCTGCTGATCTTCTGGGAGCACTGGTACTGGTCTGAAGGCGGCACCGCGGTGATCGGCGCACACACCGTGGCCGTCCCCCCGTCGGTGAGCGCGGTCGGCCCCACCACCAACTCGTTCCCCAACCTGGTGCAATACGCCTGGCCGGGCCGCTACCTCACCGGCTCCTGCAACCTGATCAACATCGGTGGGATCGCCGACCGGATCCGCGACGGCACGTTCCGCGGCATCGAGCTGGGCCCCGGACCCACCACGAACCCGACGTACTACGGCTACGCCCGGCCCTACGACGCCCGGTTGCGCGCGAGCTACTGGAAGACCACGAGCATCACCGTGTCCGGGCTGTCGTCGGAGGTCCGCTCGATCGGCGCCGGTGTGACCGGAAGCAACGTCAAATGGAACGCCGGGGTGGCGGTCAAATCGAGTGTGGCGGCCACGGCCAAGCTGGGCGTCTGGTGGCGCAACGCGGGCGGCACGATCACCGATGTGGACGTGTCCACCGTCAACCTGGGCGCGGGCGCCACTACCCCGATCTCGGCCACCACCGCGGCCGCATTCTCCGACGCCGCTGTTGACCTAGGGATCTACCTCAAGGTGACCGGCAACCCGCCCTCCGACGGGCTGGGCTCGACCATCCCGTGGAACTACACCGTGGACGACTGGGTGCTGCGCCAACAGATCGCCGGATAGGACAAGCCATGACCCTCAAGGCTCTCTACCTACAGACCAGCGCGTACAACGCGCTGGATGATCGCCTGTTGACGGGCATGCTGCTCGACGCCTCGTCCGACCCGCTGTCGGGGGTGGGCCGCATCCTGAGCGGGCTACTGGTCAACCAACAGGCCACCCCGAACATGACGGTGGCCGTCTCCCCCGGGCGCGCCGTCTGCCCCACCCCGGCATCCGACGGCGGCGGCTATGCGATCATCAGCGACGCCACGGCCACGATCACCGTGCCGCCGGTGTCCGCGCTGCCCCGGGTGGACCTGATTCTGATGGCGGTGGACGACGCCGACTACTCCGGATCGATCTACGGGCCCAAGATCTACGACCTGCCCGGGACCCCGGCCGCGTCCCCGGTCGCCCCCGCCCAACCCGCGGGCACCCTGCTACTGGCCACGCTCAACCTACTGGCCAACGCCACATCGGTGGTCCAGTCCGCCATCGCCCGCAACCTGTGGAACAGCCACGAGGCCGAGTACTACAACGGCGCCCTCCAAACGATCGTGCCCAACGGGGACCG